GACTGTACCTTTGACCAAGGATCCTTTACGCGAATCCTCTCTCTCAGTCCTTTCCACTCGCTCGATCTCTCAAACGCAACCGACCGGATGCCTATCGCTCTGCAGCGAAGGGTAATCAGTCGAATTGTGGGTGAGGAAAGAGCGGCGGCCTGGGCTCACATCCTAACTGGGTATGAGTACACCTCCAAAGGTAATCCATCAGTTAAATATAACTGTGGACAACCAATGGGGGCCTACTCATCATGGCCAGCAATGGCTCTCACTCATCATCTCATAGTTCGCGTAGCTGCGTTACGTGCGGGTTTTCCGCATTTCACTAGCTACTGCTTACTAGGAGACGACATAGTGATTGCCAATGCAGCTGTTGCACAGCAATACAAGGACCTGCTATCCCAGCTCGATATGCCCATCTCAGAGCAGAAGACTCATGTGTCTGATGACACATTTGAATTCGCTAAGAGGTGGTTCCATAAAGGGCTGGAAGTCACAGGTTTTAGTATTGCTGGGTTTAGTAGTGTGTGGAAACGTTATTCACTTCTACACAACTACCTAAGCACGCAGCGTGGCCATGGCTGGGACCTAGAGATAGGAAGGCACCCGGAACTAATCTCAGCCATATACAGACTCTTTGGCAAGCCCGCACAAAGCGAGCGAGTCATTAAGCTATATATGGTGTTCGACGCGTTGGCGCAAGCCAAGAATACGGGAGAACATGCCTTACTCTTAGAAAGAGTAGAGCACTACTTCGGTATTCCTGTCTCGCAGCACCTTCTCCGGTTATCCGTAGAAGGGCTCGACTCTAATCAGCTTATGAGGCTGATCAGGATCGAGGCTGCGAAACGGCTCGTCGAACGAGATTTTGGGCGTTTCCAAAAGGATGCGTACCGCATCAGTGCAAAACTGAACGGTATGCTCTTTAAGAAATGCCCAGGCTTGGATGTCCAGTCCTACCGAAAGGCTCTTGGGAAGAATTCCCCCTTAATCCTTGTCCTCAATGGAATGATCCTCGAGAGTGCCATGGTCCTTAATAAGACTTTTGGCAGAGCGGTGGGTATTACCCGCCACTCAACTCGAGAGTTTCAGGCCATTGCGGGCTGGGATGAAGGCCAACAGGTAACTGAGGAATCCTACTTAAACGTAGGAGTCTCAAAGTACTTTGTTAGCAAGGGAGTTTTCTCTATGAGAGCCGCCCATTCTCTCTCGCTTGCGGACTCAATGTTAGTCAAAGCTATTCTCGACGTATGTCGGGATTTTGCTGAGAAGAACATTTGGGCACCCGCAATCCAGGGGGGAGCAGCGGTTCCTCAAGAGGAAACTATACCTACTCGCGAGGTACGGAGAGTCGTATTACCAGTCCGGATTCCTTCCGGACCGGTAATTAGACTTCCGCCTGTTGACCGAGGGGAGCCCGAGGGCTCGTAGGTAGCATTGGGCTAACCAAGCAGTTTCGGGGCAGTGAGCGTTCTTATGGTAGCGCTTACCACGCAACTGTCTGGATGCTTATTGCCTATGTTCCCTATCCTTAGGTAGACCAGTGCTCACCTTAGGATGCGGTCACTGAACCGGCTACCAGTCGGTCGGTGAGTGCCATCCGCAAGGATGAGTAGTCTCGCGGGCACCAGAAATTCTGTTTTAGAATTCCTTGTGCGCCTATCCACTCTCCCTAGGCTTAAGGAAGCCATAGCAGATCCCTGCAGGCAGACTTAGCAGCTAATATGATCTAGAAAACGTAGCTCCTTTGCTGGAGCGGACATCTTCTCACTCTCTACCACGGAGTGGGGAGGTGTTCGATCGTATTAGCTTGCGAGTCT